AGAACCATCACCATATGTTGTATAAATTTCGTTAAAATTATCGTTGATCTTATCGCCGCCGACACGAAGACTATCGCCTGTTCCGTCGTTTGCTGTTGATCCTAGTCCTATACTTTGTTTTGCCATAACTCTCTCTTACTATTTATAAACAAACCCTATGCAGTTTTATCAAATTTCGTTGTTGTTGAATCAAAGAATGTTTGGTTCTCATCAAACGAATCGCCATCTACTTCACCTATAATTGCAGGGATTGTAAAGTTTGTTTTTAATTTTTGACCTACTGGGTCTGAAGTCATTAGAAATATTGCTCTTTGACCATCTAAAGATGTGCCTGTTCCTTTGACTTTTATTCCGTGTAATTCTGTAAAGTTTATATTACTTGAACTAAAGGCATTGTTTGCTGTTGTGCCAAATGCCGTATTTGCAAATTTATTAATAGTGCCAAATCTAGGTCCTGAATACATTAAACCACCCCTTGCGATTGCAACAATATTACCTGCATTGTCTGTTATGTTTTCTCTTGGCCTACTTGTGTAATCAATATTGATAGTTTGTGTATGTAAGGTTACATCTCTAGTTGTCTTATCAAATTGAGTAATCGTTGCAGCGTCTAAATCAGCAGCCAATGCTAGTTTAGCATTTGCTCTTACACTTGTGCCATCTGTTTGTGTTCCTAATCTTCTACCAATTAATGTAGAATAGAAGTTTCCGATAACGGTTAGTAATATACTTTCTGATCCAGAGTTGATACCAGATACTCTTTTTAGTTTTGCATTTAAGGTTGTTTCAATAACAATCTCACCTTGAAAATAGAAACCAGCAGAGTGTAAAGTTTTAACATAACTATCTCTCCATTCATTGATTGATCTACCTACTCTTATGATGTATGAGTAATCTTGGTATAATAAACTATCTTGTATCTTCATGGTATCTTCAGATACCCAACCATCTTCGTTTTGAAAAGCACCATCAGTTGTATTAACACCTGCTACGGTAACCGTTGCAGTTGCCTGATCTACTTTTTTTACAACAGCAGTTGCACCATCAGAACCAGTTATTGTAGCACCTATACTTAATGTGCCACTTGCGTTAGATAGTTTTAATAAATTTGTTGCTGTATCATGTGATACAATATTTGCTGTAATAGGACTTGCAATTGTATTTGTATCAGGAAAAGAACCTGATACATCGCCTATTAAAACATAAGTCGGTAAAGTTAAAGTCGGTGCAGGTGATTGTTCAAAACCATGACCTGTTTCAATCATTCTTAAAGTTAATGCTCTACCTACTTCAGGACCATTTGCAAGTAGTTTTGTTCCTAGACCTGAACTAGATGTAACCGTCACAACAGGTAAAGAAATAAAACCATTACCTTTGTTAATCATTCTAACATCTGTAATATCGCCAACGCCTGTGCCTGACTCTTGCACTATCTTATCGCCATGATAAGGATCTGATTCTTGTGTCTTATCTTCTAATACAATATGACCTTCACTTGCTGTTCCTGACTCTACGGTTATACCACCATTTACAACAGCTACTTTTGCACTTGCATTACCAAAACTAAAATTAACAACATCACCTATTTCGTAATCTGTTCCACCTTGATCAATAATAACTTCTTCAATAGAACCAGAACCAACAGGTCCTAATTTCATAGTTGCACCTGTTCCTCCAGCAGTTATTACTACATCATCGCCTTCGTTATAATATGCACCATCATTTGTAATTGTCTTTTCGTCTATGATACCTGTAATTGTAACCTTAACGGTTATGTCTGAATCTGTATTGTCTGTTCCTGTAATTGTTTGACCTGTTAAAAATGTTCCTTCAACACTTGTATCGCCTAAAACTAATTCTGTTATTTCAACACCACCTATTACAAACTTAAATACATCTTCAACAACGGCTGTTGCCTCATTAACTGAAGTATCAACAGGATCATTTTCTTGTGTAATTGTTTGACCTATTAAGTGTGCAGCCTGTGAGTCACCTACCTCAACAACACGCATAATCTTTTTAGTATCCCACTTACCATCAGACACCCTTAAAATATTATCTTTAGGATATCTTATCTCAGCGTTTTCATTAAATAGTAATTTAAAAAATATCTCACTTGCTCTTTTTGTTCCTTTTGCTTGATAAAGTGATTTAATATTTTTGATTAGATTTCTTTTATCTATTTCACTATGTAAAGTATCAGGTATTGAAGTTAAAAAAGCATTTCTAAATTTAGTTAAGAAACCTGAAATAGTTTTATCTACATCAGCGTAATCTAAAAGTTGTTGAATATTTTGAACTGGATTTGCTCTGTATCTGCTTATAGTTGCAGAAGCCTCACTTGTAGCACCTACAATTATTTCACCCTCTATAAATTTTGAATTTGCAACAACAAATAAACATTGTCTGCCACCTACATCTTCTACTAATATTGTTGTAGTTGCACCTGAAGTTTGACCTGTAATTACTTCACCATTTTGAAAGTCACCAAATGTTGTATCTTCTAATAATACTTTATCACCTTCATCATCTCCGTCAGGTGTTGTGCCGTTTAAATTAAGATAGTTTGTAACCGATTTAGAACTATGTAATTGTATATGTGATGGAGCGCCTATATTAATTAGGTCCATCTTTGCAGATTCCATTAACTGGTAATATGCTTTTACAAAGTCTAAAAAAAGTGGGTGATCTTCTAATACAAAGTCAGGGACTTGTGAGTTTATAAGATTAGATATTTTATCTTTAAAGTTGGCCATCTCATTTAATAACTAGTAGTTGTTGTATATCCTATACCTGCGTTTGCAGAACCTCCTACTAGTGTATCAGCCTCTACCGTGACCGAACTATTTGCAACATCAATTTCTAATACTTGATTTCTAATAGGAACAATATCGTTTGAATTAGGTTTAACCGTAATCTCTATAACCGTTGAAGCAGCGCCTCGTATGTTTTCTATATTTGAAACATTTAATGAATTAATCTCAACAAGACCTGAACTATAATCTATTGTGCCTTGTGTAGCATTTGCATATGATCTAGCAGAACCATCCATTTTATATCTTCTTACATTACCATTACCATCGTCATCTAAAAAGAATACATCTGTTGTATTACCATCAATCTTAAATCCTGATGATGATAATATACCACCACCTTCACTTGCATGGCCTGAATGTGGATTGTATAATGCATTTGAAAATGCTACTGAATATTTTTGTGAACTACCAATTGTTGGTGTAAATGATTTTCTTAATTGAACCGTGGTAACATTTGATAAAATACTTTCATCTGTATCATCAATTAAACCAGTCATCTTTGAATGTCTAAACATATTATCAAAAGATTGTAAAGTGTTTGCATTGTAATTTGTAATTGTTGTAATTACATCTGACTTAATTGTGTCTGATACTTTTGTTGTAGCACCAGCGTCAAACTTAATTGAACTTCTTAAAATAATACTTGTAATTTCAGGATCAACAATAACAGGTGTGACCGAGGCAACAGAATATTTTTTAAGATCGGTTACTATTCTACTCTTTGTTGATTCAGTTAGATTAGAACCACTTGTTGGTAAGATAGAAATATAAACACGGCCATAAAAAGGCACATCATTATCTTCACCACCCCAAGCACTTACTGATTGAACATTGGCATATAGTTGTTTTGTTTTTACTTTATAATCTTCTACGGTTACTGCTCTGTCTTGTGACGCATAGAAGTTAGCAGAATTACTTTTAATACTTGGTAATGACTCAGGTTCAGCACCGCCTTGTGCTTCTGAATTAACCGTAATGGTTACATCTGTAAATCCTGATATAGAACCTTGCAACGCAAAAGTTTTAGCTGCGTTTGCTTCTGTCTTATTGGTTACAACATAACTTATAGTAATTATATTACCATCATCTAATTTTTTACCTATAACACCGTCACCAAAATATACTTCATACTGACCATCTTCTGCTTCTTGTAAAAAGAAAACTTTTGATGTGCCATCTAATTCTGTTATTGAAGTTGCTTTTGTATATGTTGCTGTAGTGGCATCCGAAGCACTATTAGTCACGGCAACTTTTATTGTTGTTGAATCTGCTCTGTCTGATGGTATTAAAAATCTTTGATCTATATCTGAACTATCAAATGTGTAATTATAACTTACATATGTTCCTTCATATACATTTAAACTTTGTGCTGTATATACGCCATCAACAGGTTGAACTACATGATCACCTATGGTTACAAATGTATAAGTTAAACCATCTATTGATGAACTAAATTTTGTGCCTGCAGGTATTGTAATTGTTGATCCTGTGCCATCGTTAATTACTAATTGTAAATCAGCAACAGGTGCTCTAGCAGAGTTAGGTGTATAACCTACTAGTTTAGCCAATGACGCAACACTTGATCTTAATTGTGCTGTGTCCATAAACATTTCGTTTGCTACAAAGTTTGCATTGTAAGCTAAATAGTGTGTATTGTATGCTAACAGGTCTAATAGAACTGCCATTGAACTACCTTCAAAATCGTAGTCCTTAAATTGTGTTTGATTTGATAGAAATCTTTTAAGTGATGATTTTATATTTTCAAAATCTAATTCTGATATATCTAATCTATGTTGTGCCATCTTATCTTACTCTTTGTAGGAATGTTGAAACGGTTATAGGTGCTTCAACACCATTTATTAAAAAAGAAACTTGTATATTGATACCATTTGGGTCACTACTATTTTTTACTATGACATCTTCTACTGAAACTCTAGGTTCGTATTTTTCAATTGCCATTGCAACCCTATCCTTGATAATTACTACCATAGGTTCGGTTAAATTTTCAAATAAGAAACCTCTTAAATTACAACCAAAGTCAGGATTAAAAGGTCTTTCGTATTTGTTTGTTAAGATGATATTCTTTACACTTCTTTTAATTGCTTGAATATCAAATAATCTTGCTACATCTTTTGTTGCAGGATTTTTAGTAAAAGACATATTTAAGTCTTTATAGATTCTATTTGATCTTTTACTATTATTAGTTACCGTTGCGTCTATCTGTGTAGCCATAATACTATTTATGTGTATTATCTGCCATTTACTAAAACATTTACAGAACCAGAAATCATGGCACCTGCGTCTGCACTATCACCTACACGACCCCAAGGTATACCACCTATCTTAACATTAGAGGATCCTGCATTTAAGAAGGCTGCATGACTACCACAAGGTGGCACATTAGGTGGAACTAGATGTGTAACCGTAATTGTGCCTACAACAGCACAAAATATACTATTTGCCCTTGTTGTTTTGTTGGGTGATGTTAATAATGTGGTTACACTATCACATCCATGACCTGTTGTTAACGGATCGCCTTCTCTAACTGCCATATTTCTCTTTTTGTCGTTGTTCTAATAACGCTTTTCTTGCTAATCTCTTTTTTTCTAAGGCAATTGATTGTCTAATCTTACGACCCATTGGTATTCTTACCGAAGTTGTAATTTTTTTGCCTTTTTTACTGATATATTCTACTCCAATCACTTCATCTTTGAAATCACCTTGAACAGACATGGTTGCTTTCTTTAAACTCATTGCTTCTTTTTCTTTTTCCGTGCCCGATTCGTTCCAGAACTTGTAAATTTTCATTTTTGCCATAATTTTCCTCAAAATTGTTGTTTTTTGACTATTTATAAGGGTTTTTAGAGAACAAAATGAGAACATCTGCCATTTTTTGCCATTTTTTGCTTGATTTTTATGTAAAAATACGGTATATTATTAGTATATGAACAAAAAAATTGAATATTTGAAAGAGGCGACCTTTTCTTTGTTT